AAGGAGCACAAGTAGGGTTATAATAAACACAATGGGACTGGAATGCATCCCGGCTCACGTCTCCGAGAGAAAAAAGAATCGGAAAACCAACCCATGTGAGAGAGAGGTGGGATCCCTCTTGGTGCCCCCTCTGCTGACGAGCAGAGGGTATTACACAATACCAGGACTTTGGTCCGAATTGCAGGTTGGTTCACCTGCACCCATTCCCCTGTAGCTCAATCAGGCAGAGCACTCGCTTTGGGAGCGAGTGGCCGAAGGTTCAAATCCTTTTACCCCGATTCTTATACATAATGGCAAGATGCAATTTTATTCTGTGGAATACTGGCAAGAAAACTGGGAAACTTTGATGGAAAGAGTGGAGAACGGAGAGACAATAGGCGTAGAGAATGAGAATGGAGATAGGGCAGTAATGATTCCGGCGGATGATGAAATCATACGCATTTATAAAGACCTCAATAACGAAGCGTCCTGAGGGACTGTCGCATAATGGTTAATGCCCACTGCTTATAACGGTGTGACCTGGGTTCAAATCCCAGCGGTCCTATCGGGGGTTTAGCAATCTGGTGAATGCAGCAAACTCATAATTTGCCTAAGGTGAGTTCGATCCTCACAACCCCTATTGACGGTTTTCCGTCAAACCCTTATAATACTAAGGTCAATAAGCAAGACAATGACACTGACTAGTAAGTTCAAGAAAGATATCAGCACTCTTCGTGCTGCTGTGAATGGTGAGTTTTTCCTAGATGTGAAGAATCCGAAACTTCTCAAAAAGGTCCGTCGTTATTATGAGAACAACGGAGTCTCCTTCTCTGGCGATCCTCTTGATGATTATGATATACTGATGGAGCAACTCGCCGTCGATCTTGAAGCAGTCGAAGCATGAAAGTTTTACTAGAACGTGGACCTTTTAGGTTTGTTGAAAAGGGTATCATTGAACTCAATGGTAAACCTGATTATAGATTACAGGAGCAAGACTACTACAATCGTAAGTGGTTTGATGTTTACCTGTTCGACAACCAGGCACAATGCCTTCTAGCAATGGAAGATGCAGAGTATCCTAAGTGGTTGACAGGTAAACCCTGCTATATAAAAGACAATGTGTCTGCCTCTTAATGGAAAATGATGCCATCAACCTAACTCTTATACATGAGTGGATGACGGTACATGATGCTAAACTTCTGCTCCATGATTACTATATGAGAGTAAGATCGCATAACAAGTATCATGGATGGAAGACAGTTCAAACTCTTATGAATATTGCCTACGGTAATTTTCAAAGAGATTCTGAAGTAAATTTAAGAGCAAGGATTGATCTCATCAAGTCACGGATGGACTCTAACAGCCCTGGTCGGGATGATCCCAAAGTCACGGATGGACTTTAACAGCACTGGTGGAGTCACTAGACCCTTCTAAAAAACTAAATAAACAGAGAAGTTATTAATTGTACAAATGGCAACTCAAGGAAAGGCAGCGAAGTCTGCGACTGGTGCATCGATGTCCAAGTATGACGTAGAAGTCGAGGGCAGACTCAAAGCACTTGAAGCGAAAGCACACGAAAAATGTGACGGCGGTGGTAGTGGAGATGCTGCTAGATTGGAGCAGGTAGTTGCTGCACTGAAAGAAGCATTCCCTGGCAAATTCAAATCACTCTGAATGGTTTCTTGCTTTACCTAAGAGCAAGTGGTGCGGATGGAGGTAACACTCCCGCCCTGTTTCTTGCTTCAGGTAAAAGAGCAAGTGGCGTGCATGAAATTTCCCTCTAAGGTAGGTTGCATAAACCTGCCTTTTTTTGTATAATAATGAGATAGTAGAATGAACGTATGAAAAGAGCACTGATTACAGGACTGACAGGGCAAGATGGTTCTTATCTTGCTGAGTTTCTCCTGGAAAAAGGATATGAGGTGCATGGTATTAAGCGAAGAAGTTCCTCATTCAATACTGATAGAGTAAACCATGTCTTTAATGGAAGTAAAAACTTCTACATGCACTATGGTGACTTGACTGATTCTACCAATTTGATTCGTTTGATTCAGATGATTCGACCTGATGAGATCTATAATCTAGGTGCTCAGAGTCATGTAAAGGTTTCTTTTGAAACACCAGAGTATACTGCTAACAGTGATGCGCTTGGAACACTTCGTATCCTTGAGGCAATTCGTATCCTCGGTTTGGAGAAGACGACTAGGTTTTATCAGGCATCTACCTCAGAAATGTTTGGATTGGTGCAAGAAAATCCTCAGAAAGAGACCACTCCCTTCTATCCACGGTCTCCATATGGAGTAGCAAAACTGTATGCTCACTGGATTACTAAGAACTATCGTGAGTCATACGGTATGTTTGCGTGTTCTGGTATTCTTTTCAATCACGAATCACCCCGTAGAGGTGAGACTTTTGTCACCAGAAAGATTACAAGAGACCTTGCACGGGTCAGTCTTGGTCTTCTGAAGACTCTGCGACTGGGCAACCTGGATGCTAAGCGTGACTGGGGTCATGCTAAGGATTACGTTCGTGCAATGTGGATGATGATGCAACACGATGTACCTGATGACTTTGTTATCTCTACTATGGAACAAATTACTGTCAGAGAGTTCTGTGAACGCACAGGTAAGTGCCTTGGAATGGATATTCAGTGGCAAGGTGAGGGCGTAAACGAGATCGGAATCGATAAAAACACCGGAAATGTGGTGATTAGCGTCAGCCCCAGGTACTTTAGAGACGCTGAAGTTGAGACTTTGCTTGGCGATTCAACCAAAGCAAGGGAAACTCTTGGTTGGAAACCAGAAATTACTCTTGATGAGATGATTCAAGAGATGGTAAATAAGGACATTGAGTTTGCAAAGAGAGATGAGCTTCTTACATCAGGAGGATTCAGTCGTTATGCATACGAGTGATAAAATTTACGTTGCAGGTCACACTGGCATGGTTGGATCTGCAATCGTAAGGAGATTGAGAGAACTTGGGTATCGAAATTTGATCCTCAAAACCAGAAAAGAGGTGGATTTGTGTGATCATGAGCAGGTTTCTGCTCTCTTTAAGCAAGAAAAACCTGATTTTGTCTTCTTAGCAGCAGCAAAATGCGGTGGAATTGGTGACAATGTTGCTCATCCTGTTGACTTTTTGCTTGATAATCTGGCAATTCAGAACAATATTATCAAGTGTTCGCACAAATATAGGGTAAAGAAACTTTTGTTTCTGGGTTCATCATGCATCTATCCTAAGCATTGCCCTCAACCGATGCGGGAGGAATATCTTCTCTCAGGACCACTTGAACCCACTAATGAAGCATACTCTATCGCTAAAATTGCTGGTATTAAACTGTGTCAGGCGTATAGAAAGCAGTATGATTGTAATTTTATTACTGCTCAACCTTGTAATGTGTATGGTCCAAAGGACAATTTCAATCAGGCTAATGGTCATGTGATAGGATCTATGCTCTCTAAGTTCCATGATGGTGGTGATAGCGTTACTTTTTGGGGAACTGGACTTGCTAGAAGAGAGTTTATCTATGTTGAAGACCTCGCTGATGCTTGTTTGTTCCTAATGCAGAACTACGATGATGGTGATATAATCAATGTAGGAAGTGGTGTTGATTATTCCATCAAAGAACTCGCAGACATTATTAAAGACACTGTTGGGTTTGAAGGTGAAGTAAAATGGGACACTGATAAACCAAATGGCATGATGAAAAAACTTCTTGATATTTCAAAACTAGAAAATCTTGGTTGGAAACCTAAAACTTCCTTGGAAAATGGTTTGCAAACCACCTATGAATACTACAAATTGGAGAAAAAACGCTCATGATTGAACCCTGGCCTTTGATGGAAGAGACGATCACACTCAAAGATCGTTTGAAAATGGCAACATTTATTTTAACTAGTAGTAGATTGACGAATGGACCGAAGGTTCGTCAGTTTGAAAAGAAGTGGGCAGAGTGGTTGGGTGTTGATTACTCCCTTTATGTTTCTAGTGGTAGCACTGCTAACTCTCTCTTGATTGCATCAATCAAAGAACTCTGTGGACTCAAAGATGGAGATAAAGTTCTAGTTCCTGCCACTACTTGGGTTACTAATGTTGGTCCAGTCATTCAAAATGGACTACAACCTATCTTTTGTGACATCAATCTGAACAATTTTTCCTTTGATATTGAAGATTTGAAGTATGTTGCTACTCAACATCCTGATATCAAGGTAGTTTTTGTCACTCATCTGATTGGATTGTCTTCTGATGTAGAGAAGATTGAAGATATTTTTCCTAACGCATTGATTCTTGAGGACATCTGTGAGTCCCATGGTGTTCAGGGTCCTGATCTAAACAAGAGAGGAACTCTCTCTGCAGGATCAACATTTAGTTTTTACTTCGGTCATCACATTACTACTATTGAAGGTGGAATGGTCTGTACTAACAATCCAGACCTCTATGATCTGATGAGAATGAAGAGATCTCATGGAATGGCAAGGGAATCTGACCTAAATCGTGACAAATATGTAGCAGAAAACCCTGATATTGATCCCGCATTCCTGTTCATGACTGACGGATATAACTTCCGTAACCATGAAATCTGTGCCGTTCTTGGTCTTTCTCAATTGAAGAAACTTGACAAGAACATTGAGATTCGTAAACACAATTATCGTCGATATTATAATGGTATTTTGTTTCACAAAGGATTGAGAACGCCACAATATCAGACAGGTAACAGTAGTTTCTCTCTACCAATTATTCCTTATGATGAAAAGTATGTTGCAAAGATCAAAGGAACTTTGATGCTTAATGAAATTGAGTTCCGTCCTATTATTAGTGGTAATCTTCTTCGGCATCCTGCATTCAGAAAGTATGAACTCTGCACTCAGAAAGAAGAACCCAACGTAGAGATTCTACATAAGAATGGACTCTACGTTGGCAACAGTCAGTTTGTTGATGATAGAAAAGTAGATCGACTTCTTCAGATTTTACGTGAGGTAGTTCCAAATGTATAATGTTCAATGTAGTGGAACAATGTCCACGGATGGAAAGTTCAGTAAAAAAGTTCACATCTGTTACGATGCACTTGCATGGAAAGCAGACTGCATCAATGTTTTAGTTCAAGTTGAACCTCCATCCATTCTTGATATCTCTAACCTTATTAGGGAGAATGCAGATAAGTTTGATTTGATTTTTACCTGGAGAGAAGACCTCTTAGATCTCCCTAATGCACAGAAGTTTATCTTTGGATGCTGCTGGATTGAGTGGGATACATTTAATCTAGATAAACAGAAGGTTTGCTCATTTAATACAAGTGATAAGGGATGGGCACCAGGACATAAACTTCGTCAACAAATTTGGGCTGGACTTGAAGATGCAGAAGAACTGAACGGGTTTGGCATTGTCAAACATAAGTCACCTCCGCGAACACCGAACAAGAACTTTCTCTTTGAAACTGCTAAATATCACGTAGTTGTAGAGAATGAGCAACGAGACAACTGGATTACTGAAAAGTTGATCGACTGCCTTGCCTCTAAAACTATCCCAATCTATTGGGGTGCCTCAAACATCGGTGATTATTTTAATACCGATGGCATGATTATCTTTAATACTATCGAAGAACTCAAGGATATTCTTGACAATCTTAATGAGAAGTTTTATGATGATCGTGTAAAAGTAGTTGAAGAAAACTACGAAAAGTCCAAGGAATATTGGGACTTTCATGCTAGAGTAAAACACGAAATTGCTGAATTTATTGGAGAATAGAATGTCTGAGCGTCAAAAGACTGCACTTGTTTGTGGTGCTGGTGGATTTATTGGTAGTCACATGGTTCGTCGTCTGAAGAGCGAAGGATACTGGGTGCGTGGTGTAGACATCAAGCGTCCAGAATATTCTCCTACTCTTGCTGACGAGTTCATTCTTGGTGACCTTACTGATATTGATCTGATGAAACGTGTCATCAGGTTCTCTGGGTATCAGGGTAATTTTTATGCAAATGTAGCAGAGAAGTTTGTAGAATCTTTTGATGAGATCTATCAATATGCTGCTGATATGGGTGGCGCTGGATACATCTTCTCCGGAGATAATGACTCTGAGGTGATGTATAATTCTGCTGCTATCAACCTCAACATGCTTAAGTGTCAACTGGAGTTGAATAAGCAGACAGAGCAGAATAAAACTAAGATCTTCTACTCTTCCTCTGCCTGCATGTATCCTGAGTATGCTCAGATGGATGTGGACAATCCTGGACTGAAGGAAAGTGATGCTTATCCTGCTGGTCCTGACTCTGAATACGGTTGGGAGAAACTGTTCTCTGAACGTTTGTATCTGACGTTCAACCGCAACCATGGTATCCCTGTTCGTATTGCTCGCTTTCATAACATCTATGGACCTGATAGCACTTGGAATGGTGGTAAGGAGAAGTCTCCTGCTGCTATGTGCCGTAAGGTAGGATATCTACCTGAACAAGGTGGTGCTATTGAGGTCTGGGGTGATGGAGAACAGACTCGTTCATTCCTCTACATTGATGAATGCATTGAAGCTACCCGCCGTCTGATGGAATCTGACTTCCTTGGACCAGTGAACATTGGTTCTGAGGAGATGGTAACCATCAATCAACTGGTAGATACTGTCGCTAAGGTTGCTGGTAAGGATGTAAGAAAGATTCATATTGATGGTCCTCTGGGTGTGCGTGGACGTAACTCCAACAACGATCTGATTCGTGAAGCACTTCAATGGGACTACAGCATGACCCTGGAGGAGGGTATTGCTAAGACTTACGCTTGGATTTCTGAACAAATTGCTGCGAATACTGAAGAATGAAAATCACAATCCTAGGATCTGCAGGTCAGATTGGTGCATACCTTTCTGAATACCTCAACAATAAGGGTCATGATGTCACGGGTATCGATATCGTGAATGGTCCTGAGTTTGACCTCAGGGTGACACCTAACACTGTTGTAGAGAAAGCGATTGAGAGTGCTGACTTTGTATTCTTTCTTGCTTTTGATGTGGGTGGTTCACGTTACCTGAAAAAATATCAACATACGTTTGAGTTCATTAATAACAATGCTCGTATGATGGCAAACACTTTCCGTTTGTTAGACAAATATAGTAAGAGATTTGTGTTTGCATCATCTCAGATGAGTAACATGTCTTACTCTCCTTACGGTGTGATGAAACGTGTAGGAGAACTGCACACCACTGCACTCAAGGGACTGACTGTTAAGTTCTGGAATGTATATGGCATTGAACATGACATGGAGAAAGCACATGTCATTACTGACTTCATCCGTAAAGGTTTTGAAGAGAAGCAGTTTGAGATGATGACCGATGGTACAGAGGAGCGTCAGTTCCTCTATGCTGAGGATTGCTGTGAGGCACTGGAGACTGTCATGGAGTCTTACACTGACTTCAAACCAGAAGATCCCCTTCACATCACGTCATTTAGAACAGAGACAATCAAAGAGGTTGCTGCTATGATTAAGGGATGTTTTTTCATGGACGGTATGTATGATGTAGATATTAAACCTGGACTTGCTAAAGACAGTGTTCAGATGGACAAGAGAAACACCGCAGACACCTTTATTCTTGATTGGTGGGTTCCTAAAACCACAATTGATAAGGGTATCAAAAAAGTGTACGATGAAATGAAGAAAAATTACTTATGACTATTGGATTTAACGGACTTGGTAACAGTGGTCGTCTAGGAAACCAACTGTTTCAGTATGCTTCTCTCCGTGGCATCGCAGCAAATAGGGGATTTGATTTTGTATTTCCTCCTCCATATGACAGCATTGACAACTATGGTGTTCATGAATGCTTTAAGTTAGATGGAATCAAAGAAGAGAACGTTGCTTTCTTGAATACCCAGCAAGGTGTTCAGGAGGCACATTTTCATTTTGATGAGAACCTGTATAACAACTGTCCTGACAATGTAAACCTGCTTGGTTGCTATCAGACAGAAAAGTATTTCAAAGACATTGAAGATGTCATCCGTAATGATCTTCAGTTTCAAGATGAAATCCTGAAACCATGTGAGGAGATGATGAGTGGATTTGACACTCGTCCTATAATGTTACATGTCCGTCGTGGTGATCCAAACTTGGCAGACAAGAGAGGATTTAAGTGGGCTTATACTAACCTGCAAGACCACCATCCACTCCAACCGATTGAGTATTATGAAAAAGGACTTGAGCATTTCCCAGAAGACACTCCCGTGATTGTTTTTTCAGACTCTATTGATTGGTGTAAGGAGCAAGAGTTCTTCTCTGCTGATCGTTTCCACATGTCTGAATCAACTGATAAGCATGAGGACGGTGCCCTGGTTCCCTTTGTGGACTTGTGTCTTATGTCTCTGTGTGACGGTGGCATCACTGCGAATAGTTCGCTATCCTGGTGGGGTGGTTATCTTCAGAAGGATAGAACTCGCAAACTGATCTCGCCTAAGATGTGGTTTGGTAAGGCATACAATCACGATACTTCTGATATTGTCCCTGAAAATAAAAACTGGATTGAGTTATGAAAATTGCTGTCTTGACTTCCTCTGTGGGTGCTACGCTGCCTGCAGAGGTTAGTGTTAAATATGATTCTGCAGATTACTTTGCCTTTACAGAAGAGGAACTGATTGAGGATTCCATGTGGACTCGTATGCCACTGCGTAAGTTCTCTATTGATAACAGATATGCGAACAGAAGGAATGCAAAGATCTACAAGATCATGCCTCACCTGTTTGTCCCTGGATACGACTACTATATTTGGGTTGACGCTACTCATGCAGTCAAGATGGACCCAAAAGAAATTGTAGAAACATATCTGAAGGACAGTGACATTGCTCTCTTCAAGCACCCTGAAAGGGATTGTGTGTATGAGGAGGCAGAACTTATCAAGCAAGTTAGGTTTGACTTCCTTGAGTTTGTTGAGAATCAAATGGTTTTCTATCAGTCACGTATCTTTGAAAAGCATAAAGGTCTATATGAATTGCCTTGCAGAATCCAAAGAAATACTTTGGAGATTCAAGCACTTATGCTAACATGGTGGGAGTTGATCTGTAAGTTTTCTTCTAGGGATCAACTGAGTCTTCCTTTTGCCTTGGATATGCATGGCATTACTCCTGCAATCATGCCAGGTAGAGCAAATGGACTCATGCTGAATGAGATTTTACCCCAAGTAATTACGTCAGATCATCAACGATAATGTGTAGTTTTTTATTTACGAATAAAGAGATAGAGGATCTTGATTATGTAAACCGTTACATGGAGGATCGTGGACCTGATAGCACTAACATTGTAGAAGTTGGTGACTATACTTTCATTCACAATCTTCTTAGTATCAGTGGTGAGTTCACTCCACAACCTTTCCTCAATGAGGAGAGACAGATTGCTTGTGTGTACAACGGAGAGATCTATAATGCCATGGAGCATTACACCTCTGATGGTGAATGTATCATTCCAAAGTATCTACAGCATGGATTTTTCTTTCCAAACATGTTGGATGGTGAATTTGCTATCTGTCTTGTGGATTATGCGAACGAACGTATTGTCCTATCGTCAGATGTGTTTGCCACTAAACCTATTTGGTATGCCATCAATGGAGACAAGATTGGTGTAGCCACTTTTGAGTCTGCTTTACTTGCTCTTGGGTTTACTGATGTCAAGAAGATTCCAGCAAACACTAGGATGCTTCTGGACATGGACACTCTTGAGATTCTGGATCAAGGTTCAGTGTTTAAGTTTGACCTGAGGCAATACAAGACTACCTTTGATGATTGGAACGCTGTGTTTGCAGAGTCTATCCGTAAGAGAACTAAAGGTATTCGCGAGAAGGTCTTCATTGGACTCTCAAGTGGATATGACAGTGGTTCTATTGCATGTGAATTGAGACGACAAGGCATTCCTTATAAGGCATACAGTATCACTGGATCTGAGAATATGCCAGTTCTTTCTGGTAGACATGCTCTTATCGGAGATGAATCTGAGTATGAATTGTTTACTATTGATGAGTATGGTCCTGGTCGCCAATCACTTACCAAGTACTTGATTGATAATGTAGAACCATTCAAGAATACCATTCACTCTAGTTCTAGTGACTATAATGAATATGGTATGGACATCAAAGATGATCATGGTGCAGGAAGTTTAGTTGCTGTCTGTACTATGGCAAAGAGAGACGACAGAAAGATCTATCTCTCTGGTTCTGGAGCAGATGAACTGTTCTCAGACTACGGTTTTGGTGGGACCAAGAAGTATTCTCATAGCAACTTTGGTGGTCTTTTCCCTGACGATCTCTCAACTATCTTCCCTTGGGCATCTTTCTATGGCAGCTCACAAGAAACATACATCGCAAAAGAAGAACACGTTGCAGGGTCTTTTGGTCTTGAAACCAGATACCCGTACCTGGATAAATATGTCGTACAAGAGTTTCTTTCGCTTACTCCTGAGTTAAAGAACTCCAAATATAAATCAGTTCTTTATAATTATCTGATTGAAAATAATTATCCCTTCTGTGAAAACGAAAAAATTGGATTCTGACATGACAGTAACGATTGGAAAAGGCATCCGTGCCGGCAACTATGGTGGATGGAACTTCTCAACGGAAGAGAACTTTCAATTCAGTAATCTTGGAACAAACCTCTATCAACTTGCAAGAGTAGTAGATAAGTGCGGAGAGAATAACGTCTTTGTTGACCTTGGGGTTGACTATGGTGTGTCATCTCTTACCATGACCTATGATTCTGTAGAGAGAAACAATACAGTCTATGGAGTTGATACTCAGTTCAGGCGTCTTGGGTTTGATCTTGGAGAGTATCCTACTTACAAAATAATTCAGGGAGATAGTTCTAGTGTTGGTAAGGCATGGGATACTGAAGAATATGGAACTGTAAAACTTCTTTTCGTTGATTCTATTCATGTTGCTGCTCAGGTTGCATCAGAACTTTATCACTGGTGGGATCACATGGAAGAGGATGGATACATTGTCTTCCACGATACTAACTGGCCAGCAGGAATGCATGACCTTACCTGGGTTCCTGAAGTTAAGGAGAAGGGTATTCAGTGGGATCGCCCTGAGGTTGCAGTTGGTCGCTTCTTTGAAATTACAGAATTATTTGAGAAGTATGGTAATGAAGGATTTACCTATGAAGATGATTACATCTCTGTGCTTCATCGCCCTGAGTCTTGGGGAATGACCACAGTTCACATTAAGAAAAAGAAGAACTACAAAGAGAATATTGACGACTGGTCTGATATTTTTGAGGACAGAAACAGAGTTATTGGTTACTTCCAAAGAGAGAGAGAAGCATTCTACATTGATGATCTGAGTGAGTGATGAAACATTTTCATGTATGCTGCGACGGCAGTTTTGGCAACAGATATAGTGGTCTGATTGGTGGTATTACACTAGCAAGATTGTGTGACCTACCAGTTAAGGTAAGCTGGCCAAGTACAAATATGTGTAGAGCAAGGTTCTATGAACTTTTCTCTGAAGAAAATAATCTTGAGGCATCTGATACAAACATTAGAGAATATTATGTTATTGGTGAACAATATAATCTTCTCTCATGTGACGCATCCTATCTACAGTTCTTTAGAAATCCAGGTAGGATGGAACCTAATAATATGAATGTTGAGTCATTTCGCAATTTCGTAAACTCATCAGACAAACCAGTCTTCTATTACACTCCATTGTTGTATGATTGGATTCCTGAGGAAGAGATTAAGAAAACGATAAGGGAACTTAGATTCAGCGATGATGTTCTTGAAAAGGTTGGAAAATTCCTTGACGAGAATGAACTGCGACAGGGTTACTATGGTATTCACCTGCGTATGACTGACTTTGTTAATATTGAATCGTTTGATGTTGATCATTGGATTCAGACAGTTGCAAAGGCGTCTGATCAGAAATTCTTTGTATGCTCTGATGATCCTGATACAGAGGCAAGGTTCAATGAACTGCCTAATGCGTTCTCTTATCCGAAGCTTCATAAGACTGAGAAGTATATTCCTGAAGGTGAATGGCATCATCCATACACCGATGATGATGGTAGGCACTCTGTATTCAATGTAGAGAGGGGTGCAGAGCACGTTAAGGAAGCAGTCATAGACTTTATCCTGCTTTCCTTGTCCAATCCTTTTGACACGGGCAAACAGAGCACTTTCTTAAGGATGGCAAAACGAGTGGGGACAGCATTGCGATGATTTCTATTGCTATCCCTGCTTATGGTATGAGGGGTCTTGGTTCAAAGTTTCTAACTCAAATGTTTGAGACCATTGACAACCAAACCTACAAAGATGTTGAAGTTGTTGTCTCTGATCATTCGCAAGATCTTGGCATTCTTGATACATGTGATAAGTATTCTGATACTTTTCCTGTCACATACATTAGAAATTTTTATGATAGAGGGAATGGTCCTGCAAACACCAATATTGCATTGAAGCATTGCTCTGGTGACTTGATTAAAATTATGTTTCAGGATGATTTGTTCACTGATGACACCGCATTGGAGAAGATTCATGATCGATTTAATGAAACTGAATGTGCGTGGGTAGTGACTGGATTCTCTCATACGACTGACGGAAAAAACTTTTACAGACCAATGGTTCCGCGTTGGTCTGAGCATCTTTTAGAAGGACAGAACTTTATGGGTGGTCCTTCTATCGTGACATTGAGGAGAGAGTGTCTTGAATACTTTGACCCCGAATGTAAGATGTTAATGGATACCGAGTTTTATCATAGAATGAGATACTTCCACGGTATGCCTGAGATTATTGACGATATTTGTGTTTGTAGTAGAGAGGGTGATTATAGAATTTCATCTAACGCGGAGCTAGATATTATCTGTGAACATCCTGATGGATCTTGGCAGATGAACGCTAAGGAGTTAGAATACGTAACTGAAAAGCACAAGGAGACTAGAGACTATGCTGAGTAATACTACTTTTATTGTGCCACTACGAATTGAATCGTTTGATCGATTGCGAAATGTGGTTGTCAGTTCAATCTATCTCCTTGATAAAACTGACTGCACTCTCATTATCAAAGAGGCAGATTCGGAATCTGCTTTTGAGGCATCTGCACTTCCTCAGATTCGTGAGTGTGTTGGTGAAGAGAAGTGTAAGCGACTGATTCATGTTTTTGAGAAGAATGATGATCAGTTCTTCCATAGAACTAGACTTCTCAATGACATGGTGATGATGACCAAGACTCCTGTGGTTGTCAATTATGATTGTGATATTCTTCTTCCTCTTGAGTCTTACCAGAAGTGTGAGGAGATGATCCTGGATGGTGAGTGTGATATGGTCTACCCTTATGGCGATGGCAACTGGCAGTATCAGATCTTCACTGATGATGATCTGGTTTCTAGATTTATCAACAATGATTATGACCTGAGTATTCTGCGTGAGAAATCCAGAGTATATGATGCTAAGTATGGTTTCTGTCAGTTTTATTCTACTGAAAAGTATATTGAAGGTGGTTTAGAGAATGAAAACTTTATCGCCTATGGTTATGAAGATAATGAGAGATACCATCGATTCAATAAACTTGGATATAAGGTTGGTAGATATGATGGAAATGTATATCACATGGAGCATGAAAGAACTCCTAATTCCTGGTTCACAAACCCATATATCGAAAACAATAAAAACCTGTATGAGATGATCCTAAAGTTTGACACTCAAGAACTTTTCGATTATTATCAGCAGCAGGAGTACCTCAAAACTCAGAAAGCAAAAATCAAATGATTGGATTTAACAATCTGGGACGAATGGGCAGACTTGCCAATCAGATGTTTCAGTATGCTTCTCTTAAGGGCATTGCAAGTCATCATGGTTATGACTGTATGATTTCATATCATCCCGACTTTGTGGATGATGGTATTGGTAATATGCTTCGCACAGAGTTGTTTGACTCTTTTGATTTGAAAGTCAAGACTGGTATATACCAAGCATCTACTCTTGCTGAGAGGCAGTTTCATTTTGATCAGGAGCTATTTGATAAGTGTCCTGACAATGTGGTCCTACAGGGATACTTTCAAACGGAAAAATACTTCAAGCATATCGAAGAAGAGATTCGCAAAGATTTTACTTTCAAGGATGCTATTCTAAATCCTTGCAAGGAGATGATTGAGTCAGTAAAAAATCCGATCGCTCTTCATGTTCGTCGCACTGATTATGTGACGAACTCTGCCAATCACCCACCATGTACTCTTGATTATTATAAGAGGGCACTGTCTTACTTTGAGACACATCGTAATGTGATTGTTTTCTCTGATGATCCTGCATGGTGCAATGAGCAGGAATTATTTTCTGACGAACGTTTCATGATCTCTGAGAACGATGATAATCGTATTGACTTGTGCTTAATGTCTCTGTGTAATGACTATATCATTGCCAACTCAACTTTCTCTTGGTGGGGAGCATGGCTCTCTGCTAATAAGGATAAGAAAGTGATTGCCCCCCTCCAGTGGTTTGGAACTGGATATACTAAAGACCACGATACAAAAGACGTAACACCCGATGGATGGACACGAATTTAGTAAGATGGACAAGAATAAGTCTGCATATAAACTAGAGGGACTGCCTGCAATTTATTGGTTGAACCTGGATGCCGATGAGAATCGGAGGTTTTACATGGAGGAGCAGTTTAAGTATTGGAACATAGAAAACCATACTAGGATTGCTGGATATGATGCGAGGGAAGATGATCCATCCGAACATCTGAAAGGAAAGGTTCCTGATAACGTTAGTCCTGCTGAGTTAGGATGTTGCATGTCTCACCTAAAAGCAATCAAATATTTCTATGAAGAGACTGATGATGAGTATTGCATGATCTTGGAGGATGATGTAGACTTTTCAACAGTGAAGTATTGGAACTTTACTTGGCGTGAGTTCTTTGGATACCTTCCTTATGATTGGGACTGTGTTCAGATGACCACGATCACCACAGGTGACATTCATGTTAAGTTGCACTTGAAATTTATTAATGATTTCTCTGCTGCTGCTTACTTGATTTCTCGACACCATGCTGCTAAGATACTTAAGAACCATATCCGTGGTGACAAATACAAACTGGATAATGGAGTTGTTCCTAGAGCAGTCTCCGAAGATGTAATTCTGGAAACAGGGAAGACTTACACAATTCCATTGTTTTTGTATAATCTAGACTTTGGTTCTACGATTCATCAAGAACACATTGGAGTTTTCCATCAGGGTCCTCATACTGCTCTTACGAACTATTGGCAACAGCAAGGTGCTAGTGTTAATATTGGAGACTGGATGAATTACGACCCTTATCTTGGTAGGATTACCACACACTCTCAACAGCAGAATGTAGAAAACCTACCAAGTTGACATAATCTTAATGGTTTGTTAGTATAAATACTTAACCTTTTGTCTTATTATAACAAAAGGTAACAACGGGGAGATGTCGATTCCCCTTCATCTGCGGGTAACCATTCCGCAAGTAAATAACGAGGTTCTAAAATGATCAAATCTGTATTCGCAGCAGCTGCTGCTCTGTCCATGTCCGCTGGTGCTGCTTTTGCAGGTCCCTACGTTAACGTAGAGGCAAACTCTGGTTTCACGGGTTCGGATTACTCTGGAACCACCACAGACGCCCATATTGGCTACGCTGGTGATGCTGGTGACGTAGGATATTACGTCCAAGCAGGTCCTAGCATCGTGGCTAATGATGGTGCTGACACCGAGACCGTTTTCTCTGGTAAAGCTGGTGCTTCTGTTGCTGCTACCGAGCGTCTTGACATCTATGGTGAAGTTTCCTTCGCAACTGGCATCGATGATGCTGACAACGGTTACGGCACTAAGGTCGGAGCAACCTTCTCCTTCTGATAGATTGTTAGGAATCGAACATTAACCGATCCTTAAATCTAAATACACGGGCTTCTGTTAGAATACGGAAGTCCGTTTTTAATGAGACAAGTAAACATTACAAAGGAATTACAAATGAAAGCAATCGCACTTGCCGCACTGGCAGCATCTGCACTGGCGACACCTGCCCTTGCAGGACCCTACGTAGAGTCCAAGCACGAATTTAAAGGCACTGATGAAGATTACAGCAAGGCTGTACATCAGGCACGGGTTGGTTATGATACCAAAGTTGGCGCTCTCAAGCCTTACATTGAAGGTGGTTTTGGAGTAACATATCCTGAAGATGGTGATCAAACCAATTTTACCGTTCTGGAAGTTGGCACAAAGGTTAAGATTACCGAAAAGTTTGGCGCTTATGGTAAGTGGGAAAACATCTTCCAAGATGAAGATGATACCCGTGACTGGAAAGTCGAAGTCGGCACTAAGTACAAGTTCTGATCAATAATTCAAAAAAGAGGATATTCAAATGAAACTCTCTGCTCTCGCAATGGGTGCTCTGGCACTCACCGCTACTACTCCTGCAATCGCAGGATCCCTGAATGGTGCTGGTGCATCATTCCCCGCTCCAATCTATCAGCGTTGGTTCAAGGACTATGCTGATAAGACTGGCAACCAAGTCAACTACCAAGCAGTTGGATCTGGTGCTGGTGTCCGTCAGTATAAGGCAGGCACTACTGACTTTGGTGCATCTGATAAAGCAGTTTCTGATAGCAAACTTGCTGGTATCTCCCGTCCTATGGTACAAATCCCTATGACTGGTGGTGCAATCGCAGTTGCATACAACAAGCCTGGTTGTGATCTGAAACTGACTCAGATTCAACTTGCTAAGATTGCATACGGAACTATTCAAAATTGGTCTGAAGTTGGATGTGGTTCAGGTAAGATGACTTGGGTTCATCGCTCTGATGGTTCTGGAACCACTGCTGGTTTCACCAACTCTCTGTCCGCATTCTCTCCTTACTGGGATATTCGTGTAGGACGTGGTAAGTCCGTCCGTTGGCCTGGTTCTAATGCCGTTGGTGCTAAGGGCAACTCTGGTATTGCTGGTGTAATTAAGAACACTCCTGGTGCTATTGGTTATCTGAACTATGGTTATGTGAAGGGTTCCTTCCAACAGGCAGCAATCCAGAACAAGGCAGGAAACTATGTCCGTGCTAATGCAGAAACCTCTGCTGCTGGTCTGTCTCAGATCAAACTGGATAGCAAACTGCGTGGAACCGATGCTAACCCTGCCGGTGCTAATGCATTCCCTATCGTTTCTCTGACTTGGATCCTTGCTGAGCCTGGTCACAAGACTGACGATGTAAAAGCAGCACTTCGTTATATGCTAAGTGAAGATGCACAAAGCAAGTCTGACTCTTTGGGTTATGTTCCTCTTCCTGAGGATCTCCGCCAGAAGTCCCTTGCTGCTGTTGAGAGTCTCTGATGAACTGTGATCCCAAGTGGAAGCGGTGGTGTATTGCCTGCTGTTCTTCACAACTATGGTTAGTCCCTGCTGCTCTGCTTGGGGTTCTCATTCTCATTGAGGGTATTCATACTGCTGCTCATCTTAAGATGGAGCAAGATGTTCATGGTTATTGTAAGCAAAATGCAGAACACCAAGAGAACATAGAATTTGCTGACGAGTGGTGAATATAAAAAGAGACCTTGACAGGTCTCTTTTTTTACTATATAATATGTAAAGATTTACAACAACAAGTAAATGACTGTAACAACAGAGGATGGTGGACGCCAAAATTTGTTCGCCCGTGAACCACAGATGTACATTTCCAAGAGTGACGCAGAGCGTTATGGTTATGAAACCTATGCTGAGAGAGCAGAGAAGTTAAATGGACGCACTGCTATGCTTGGATTTGTTGCTGCTATTATCTCTTATGCTACTAGTGGCAGTGTATTTTTCTTTGGCATTTTCGGATTCTGATGACTGAACTATTAACTTATTATGTGATTGCAAGTTTGCTTTTTGTTGGAGCACCAGCAATCTTCTTTATTATTGTATTCATGCCTGCCCTTCAGAACACGAAGGGTAGAATGGTAGGATACAAAGATCACAAAACATATGGAGATTCCTCCATTTACGAGAACACTCCAGGAGATCAAACTAAATTTTACCTTGAACTTCAGGGTAATATATAAGTTAGACAGATCTTTAATATGTCCAATCCAAATGCTCTCTATGAAGACATGGAGAAACTAAATGCCCTATATGAAGAACTCTGTTGGGGGCACGATGATGAACTAGAGTTTCAGATCGAATACCTGAGAGGTAAAGGCAGAATCACTATTAAAAACAAAACACAACAGGAGAAAAACAATGGGATTTAACGAAAAGAATGAAAGATTGAATGGATGGGCAGCAATGCTCGGCATTATTGCAGCATTGGGTTCCTATGCTGTAACTGGACAAATCATTCCAGGTGTATGGTGAACGACTTATTACTCATAGCAGCTTCCATGATAGGAGGGTTTATCTTTGCTGCCCTATTGACTGATGGAAATGTTGATGATGATGACAATGGACCAGGTGGAGGACTAATGCAACCTGTATATACACCTCCAGCTGCTTGACAAATACAACTGAATAACCTACAATTCGGGGGTACTCGCAACCCCCTTTTTAATGTTTGGACGGATCGCTGCCTTCGTTTCCGTAGCACTTATCGGTGCTTCATGTGCCACCAGTGCTGTAGAAGTTGAGACTGAAGTGAATGATGTTGTAAGCATTCCTGTGGAACCCATTCCTGTGGAACCATATGTTCCTACTTGGAAGTGTATTGACTGCACACCCGAAGAACAATATGTCCTTAAACAACTTCAAGACAAAACTAAAATCGCGGATAAAAATGCTCTGGCAACGATACTGGGAAATATTAAACAGGAAAGTAAGTTCCATTCCAACATTTGCGAGGGAGGGGCTAGAGTTCCTTACTCTGATTGTCATCGGGGTGGGTACGGACTTATTCAGTGGACCACTGAGAATCGTTATCTGGGGTTAGGTCTTTTCTGTCAGAAGTATAATTGTGACCCCAGTAGCTTAGAAGGTCAAACTCGTTACATGATTAACGAAGACATCTTCCAGAAGTATCTTCCTATGTTTGAGGGCGGTGGACAAACTGTCCGACAGTATATGGTTCCAGCCTACTACTGGTTAGGATGGGGTATCAAGGGCAATCGAGAAATTTACTCTTATAACTACTCAAAGAAACTGGTGTTGGTATGATTAAGACTCTTACAGACGCTCTCAAGGACATTCTAGGACCCAAATCTGACAAGGTTGAATGTGCTATTGACGAGAATATTATTGATTGTGACAAACTAGAAGCACCTGTTCAAGAGTGTGGTCCTGGACATTTTACCCAAGGGTATGGATCGTATGTTGGTGTCCCTGCCCCTAGAGTCCTTAAAGATGATGAGTGGTTCGGTCCTGCTCCTGTCTCTGATGCCAATCAAGATCATATGGAGCAAGAAACTCACATTAAACAGCAGCAGCACCAAGAAACTTATTCTATTGAACCTGAGGACATTCATCAGGTAATGTATGAAATGGCAACCAAGAGTGGTGCCACAACTGTTCAACTTGATCCCATTGGTGGATCCGAAAACTTTCAAGGCGGTTCAGAAAATGTCCATCGATGATTGGCGCTACAGTGATCAGAAAATGAAGGTTAGAGAGCAAGCACTCAAAGTTTTACTCTCTAAGTTTGGTGGTCAAATGGAGGGAGCACGTCCTAAATACTCCAGTCAATCAATCTATGAGTGTGCTCAAGACTGGGTATCTCAGGGTAACATGCACACTGCGGGTATTGTAAAGTATTACGAGGCTTATTATGCAAAAAGTAATTAACGTTTTGGCAGTTCTATCATTTGTGGGAACTGCTGGTATTATTGGTGGTGGATATTATCTGTATACACAGAAAGATCCTATCATCGGAGGTATGAAAGAAAAAATTATCACGGCAGCAACAGAGGCAATCGCAGAAGCACTTCCTGGTATGTTAGACGCTTCTATGCCTGAACTTCCTAGTGCCACTGGTGGTGCTATTCCTGCTGTTCCCTCTACTACTGGTCCTGCTATTCCCTTCTGATGAAAAAAATTATTATGAGTTTGCTGGCAGCAGCATCAATTGCTGCTCCTGTGCTTGCTGACCCGATCAAACAGGATGAATACTATAGTAATCATTCTATGGGGTGCATGTTACTTAGAGAGTGTACCGATGGAGTCAAACAAGTCTTTAGTCTTCTGGATATTTCTAGTGAGTATCCCAATACTGATGATTTTTATTCTATTGCTAACGAGTTCAACTCTATGCTTGTCTCCCTTAACCAGGTCGGAGTTAACGTGTTTTTAGCAGAAGAAAAATATTTTCCTGTCGGACATCGTGGAGTTTATCATACTGTAGGCAATAACTTCTTCCTCAATAAAACTTTCATGAAGCGTCCTCATGTGCTCATGAGTGTGATGCGTCATGAAGGATGGCACGCTGCTCAGGACTGCATGGCAGGAACGATTGAGAACAACATGATTGCTATTATCATGAATGAGGAAGATGTCCCTATGATCTGGCAGGAGATGGCACGGAGAACATATGCATTCCAACCTGCTGCTATACCCTGGGAGAAAGAAGCAACCTGGGCAGGTAAGACTGAGGGAATGACAATGAAAGCACTGCAGTCTTGTGCTGATGGTACGATGTGGAATGACTATGAACCCACACCTATGACCCGTGAATGGTTGGTTGAAAACGGATACCTTTCTAAATAGAGTTGCCTTGCCACTCTACTAATGGCAGATATCAAGCCCAAAGTAGAGAAGGAAGACCATGGTGAAGATAAAAGTGAAGTTCTTGGTAATTTAGTGAAAGTCGTAGTACTTATTTGGTCTGCCTCTCTTCTCACATTTAGTTACGTTAGACTTCCTAACGGTCAAAAGATTTTAGATTTCGATCCCACATTTATTGCTTCGGTGTTCTCTGGATCTTTAGCTGCCTTCGGTCTCAGTCCTGCTAAGTCGGGTGGTAATGGAAACGGAAATTCAAAACCAGCAAAGAAAGAAGAACCTCCTGTTGCACCTGCTATTGAACCTAAGAGGTAATCATGTCACGTATCAAATGGGCTGCTATTAGTATTGGTGGTGTTGTTGCTGTTGCACACATCGGTGTCTTAGGGCATTTAACTGAACGACCACCCGAACCCGAACCCGAACCTGTTGTTCAGGTCCCTACTATTAACATCCCACATGGTCCGTATACTTCTTACTCGATTACTGCAGGTAAGGAAGGGTATACGATAGAATATAAAGCAAATGATCCTAAAGTATTAGAGTCATCAAGATCCCTTAATCTTGACAAAGACAAGAGAGGTTTTTTTGGTGGTGGATCTGAAAAGAGAAGTGAATATCGTCATGATCAATACACGATGGAAGGCACCCGTAATATGGGAGGTGCTGGAACGCTAGCAGAGGGAAAGTCTGCAAAAGACGTAGAGTGTATCGTGGCGGACGCTGGCGCACGATCTCAAGGTGCGATGGCAGGAACCGCAATTAGCACAGGTCTTCTTGCTCCTGCAGTCATGAACATTCCTTATGTTGGATGGTTGGCAGCGGGATGGGTTAGTCTTCTAGGTCAATCTGCAGGAGAAGCACTTGGGTCTGAAGTTGGGTCCGTATTTAATGATTGCTAATGAACTTATTTTTGAGACCTTTACATGATATAAGTGACCCAACTTGGAGTGTAATTATCTCTATTATAATACTTTTATTGGGTGTGACATACTATATTGTCTATATAATGCGTATGGCTTTTGATGAAATGAACGATGAGCGATCTGACGAATAAAGATTCAGAACAAGATGCCAAACTTGCTGTATTAGAAAGTAAGATTGAAAGTTATCGCGAACGTATTATTGCTCTTGAAGAAGAAACAAAAGATGTTTCTGTAATTGATAGTACGTTAGAGAACGCGATTCGTCGAATTGAAATGGTCCATCAACGTATCGATAGAACAGAAGAAAAACTTAAACAAGTTGAACAAAAAGTTCTAGAAAATAAGATTTGGATTCAGAGAGCATCTGCTGTTATTGGTGCAGTGGTAACTCTTATTGGTATTATCGTTGCGATGCCACAAGACGCAGATTCAAAGGAGATCGATTATGGGCGCTATGATTCCACCGAGCAGGAAGTCGTGTTACAACTTCCGAGTAGTTGAGATTAATAGAGTTGTCGATGGAGACACGATTGATGTCACTATTGATCTTGGATTTGATCTTTATAAAAAGGAAAGAGTAAGAGTTGCTGGTGTTGATACACCTGAGAAACGTACCCGTAACCTAGAGGAGAAAGCCCTTGGAATCGACGCAACTAACTG